ACCGCGGGTCATCGCCGGTACCGATCCGCGTTGGCAAGAAAATCGGCAATCGGATTGCAATCGGCACACACGGCACCATCCCATCCCGTGCCATCCTCGAGCTCCGAACGATGCTCCGTGTCTAGCGTCATCGCATCGCCGCAGATATTGCACGGCACACGCTCGAACACCCTTACCGCTAAACCGCGGGCCAATGCGTCGGACGCAACATCCACCCATGACGGACCGTCATCATTAGGTCCGCGGTCCGCGTTGCATATCGTCCCACCAATACCCGCGGCCTCAACATCACCCCCGCAGTATTCGCACCTAGTCCTACCCATTCCTACCCTTTCTGCCGGCGACCATCGCCGGCACCTACCCGCGAGGATACACGATGGGGACACACTGTCAACAACCCATCCAATCGGCCCACAGGTCGACCGGCCACACGACAACCGAGCCGCCTATCGGTTACGCGTCGCCGGCGCCCGTTCGCGGCCCGTCGCGGCGCCTAGTCGCGGCCATGCATCAGATATGCAGGATTGCAACGGGCACCAGGTGCGATAGGGGAGGAGCTTAGGCCAGTAGTGGCAACGATTCTGCCGGCTATCGTTCTCGGATCGCCCTATGCACGATTCCGTATGATCTATGCACGATCCGATGGTGGGGGAGGCCCCGATACCAGGTTTTTCAACGATTCACTGTCAAGATAATGGCGGTTATCTTTACAAGACGACAGATCGACAGGGAACCACTCCCCTACCGGCAGACGACCGGCTCGCACACAGGCGAGCGCCTGTCCGCAGGACCACCCCCCCGAGGGGGTGGGGGGCCACGCGTACCTATATGTATAGATATCTATTTGGAGTGCGTGACCTGGCTGAGATCGGTTGGCATACTGTCAACTTCGGGGAGGGTATTCGGATGCTTTGTCAGCCATGTAGGTAAGCATGCATCTGATGACACCCGCCGTTGTCGGGTGTCTATCTGATATCTGATATCTGATGGGCCCCCCTACTGTCGTCCCGCGCTGTCCCACATGGGACGACTATGTTTAGTAGTGGAGGTGTTGACATGCCGCAGAACGGTGGTGGTCGGGGTTGGACGGTGTCTGAGACTGGCGAGAAGGAGATGCCTGAGCTTTGGGGCGAGTTGTTGGAGTGGTTGCTCCTGGGGCCTGAGCGGAGTCCGCGTACTCAGAAGGAGTGGGTGGTGGGTCGCGATGTTCATGTTGATTCGTTGCGGCGCATTAAGCGTGATCCGAGGTTTGTGAAGGAGTGGGATCGTCGGTGCGCCGAGTTGAATATTCATCCTGAGCGCACCCAGTCGGTGATTGATTCGTTGTTTAAGCAGGCGGCTGATGGGGATGTGAAGGCTGCTTCTTTGTATTTGCAGTACATCGACAAGTTCACGCCGAAGCGGCGTGTCGTTGTCGATGATGAGCGTGCTGCTTCTGGTTTGTCGGATGCGGAGCTGGCTGACGAGTTGGAGGCTTTGGTTGCCGAGTTTCGGGTGGAGGATGTTTCGGAGGTGGAGGGGTCGTGAGTCGTCCTGGCGATGAGTTGCTTGGGTGGCGTGAGGAGGCGTTTGGTGAGCGTCCTGTGTTGGGTCCGTGGGGTGATCCGTTTCATGGCCCTGATGCCGATGAGGTGTTGGAGTGTGGTGTCGAGAATCCTGAGGTGTGCGAGTCGTGTCAGTGAGGGAGTGGGTGTTGTGCGGGACGATTTGTGTCCTGTTCGGGTGTGTTGCCTTCACGGTGTGGGGTTTGGGTCGGACGTTACAATCGTTGTTCGAGTAGATGAGCCGTCTGGGTGAGCTGCGTCAGGAAGCGGAGTGGCGAAAGTGTGTTCGGGATGAGTCGTACTTCTTACGCATGTATTGGCATATTGCCCATCCTGCTCATGGCCGAATACTGTTTGATCTTCGGGACGCCCAGTCTTTCGCTTTGAATCATTGGGATAACAACCGTTATTCGTTGACGTTGAAGGCCCGTCAGATTGGGTGGACGACCCTGGTGGCCGCCCACCAGTTCTGGTTGGCGTTCTTTCGTCCTGATCAGAACATCATTGATTTGTCTCGCACGGAGCGGGAGTCGGTGTTGTTGTTGAAGAAGTCGAAGTACGGGTTTCAGCATTTGCCGAAGTGGATGGTGGAGCGTGGCCCGAAGTCTTTGATCGAGCATCAGCAGAGAATGGGGTTTGCGAATGGTTCACAGATTACTTCGATGCCTTCGGCATCCGATCCTGCTCGAGGCGAGTCGGCTACGTTGGTTGTGGTTGACGAATGGGCGTTCTTGCCGAACCCTGAGGAAGCGTGGGCTTCTATAGAGCCGGTCGCTGATGTGGGCGGTCGGATTATCGGGTTGTCGACCGCTAACGGGTCAGGAAACTTCTTTCATGAACTTTGGGTTGGTGCCACGACAGGCAACAACAAGTTTGAATCAATGTTTTTTCCGTGGTCGGCGACTGAGGATCGTGGGCCGGCATGGTATGAAGAGAAGAAGCAGTCGATGTTGCCGTGGCAGCTCGCTCAGGAGTATCCGACAACTCCTGAGGAAGCGTTTGTCAAGTCAGGCAACCCTGTGTTCGACCTGGACTTGTTGGAAGAGATGAAACGCCATGTCCGGTTTGGGGAGTCGGGGTATTTGCACAGGGTGTCGGCTAGGGCTGTGGAGTTCAGGTCGTGAGTTTGGAGGTGTGGGTTCATCCTGATCCGCAGCATGGTTATGTGATGGGGGTCGATACGGCTGAGGGTTTGGGGCATGGCGATTTTTCGTGCGCCCATGTTGTGGATTTGAACACGGGGGAGCTGGTCGCTGCGTGGCATGGGCATATTCCGCCTGATGCGTTGGCTGACGAGGTTTTGTCGTTGGGTTTGTGGTATCGGGATGCGTTGTGTTGCGTTGAGGCCAATAATCATGGGTTGACGACGATTACGGTGTTGCGCCAGTTGGGGTATCCGAATCTGTTTCGGCGTCGTTCGTTGAACCAGGCTACGTCGAAGGTGTCTCAGGAGTTTGGGTGGAAGACGACTCGGACGACGAAGCCGTTGATGATTGACGATTTGGGGATGGCGTTGCGGAATGGCGAGTTGACGATTTATGACCGTCATACGATTGCGGAGTTGCGGACGTTTGTCCGCAATGATCGGGGGTCGATGTCTGGGTCTCCTTACGATGATCGTGTGATTGCTTTGGCTTTGGCGAATCAGATGCGTAAGTACGCGTATGCCCCTGAGTACGTTCAGAAGGTTGATGATTACTGGACTGTGGACTGGTTTGCCCGTTTGGGGGACCGCCCTGGTGCTGTGGGTGAGGACTTGCGGATTGGTGGAACGACGGTGCGTGGGACACCCCTTCGTTCTTAGTAGGGAATCCCTCTAACAGGAGTAACGCAAATATGGCTAGGTTCGTGTCTCATACGAACGGCACCGAGACTGTTGATGGCCGCAAGGGTCAGAACAACAAGATGGAACGTGGCGGTTCGGTGGTGTCCAACCCGATTTGGGAGCCTGCGGCTCCGAACTCTCCGAAGCAGCGTTTCGGAGACCCGAAGTACGCCAGTCAGACTGGCGGGTACGGGGAGATCAGCGTGCGTGAAACGCCGGTCAACCAGCATGGCATCACCGGCAATGTGGAGCCGGCGAAGCCGCAGCCTGACCTGAAGGGCCATAACGCTGCCCCACACACCAAGCGGCCGTAACTGTGGCGGTTCTGCCACCTGATGCGACGTTTGATGATTTCGTTTCATATACGGAATCTTTGCGGGGGCCGCTGGAACCGGTGGCTCTTGAGGAGTTGTGGGAGTGGCGGCAGAAGCTCTTAGGTATCCGTATTGATACTGGGCGCGGTTTTCGCACCCAGTTGCCTGCGGATGAACAGCATTTGACCCGCGAGGAGCGGGGCCGCAAAGCTGAGGCGGAAGCCAAGGCTGGGGGTCGCAATATCGAAAGGTTGCCTGACAAGGCGTATTTCTGATGGCTCGAAAGACTCGCAGCGAGTTGCTGAACGATTATGTGGAACGTATTGATCGTTCGCGTCGTTGGCGGGAGCAGGAGGGCCTGGATGCAACGTGGTGGAGGTTGAACGACCTTTACCGTGGCCGGCATTGGCCGAGGACGACGGCTGCCGAGCGTGACTTGATTGCGGTGAACTTGTCGTTTTCGACGGTGAACGTGATTGCGCCTTCGGTGTCGGTGAATCATCCGAAGATCGTTGTTGCCGCTAATGATCCTGAGAATAGTTCTAAGGCTGCTTCGGTTGAGGCTGTCGTGAACCATTTGTGGCGTCACCATGACTTTCAGACGCCGTTCCGTCGAGCTGTGAAGGATTTCCTGATTTTCGGCCACGGATGGTTGAAGGTTGGGTGGAAGTTCGTTGAGCAGGAAATGTCGTTGTCGGATGTTCAACGTCAGGATCTTCTCGATCAGGCAATAAACGAAGTCGACATGTTTGCTGCTGAAGCGCCGGCCTTCGCCGGCGGTTTGCCAACCGACGAAGAGGTGGCAGCGAACGTCCCACAGACAGCGATGATGGTGGTCGAGGACCAACCGTTCGTGGAGCGGGTCTCACCGTTTGATGTGTTTGTCGATCCTGAAGCAACCTGCATGGATGATGTCAGTTGGATTGCTCAGAGAATCATTCGGCCTTTGGCGGAAGCCCAGGAAGACAAGCGGTACCGCCCGTCGGTGCGAAAGCAGTTGACGGCCGACGGTGGCGTCAACCCGATGTACGCGTCGCAGTACCTCGACAACAGGGAGTACCTGTTTGACGAGGAACGGGTCACGATCTGGGAGTACTACGACATCAAGGCGAACACGTTGTCGGTGTGGGCGGAAACGTCCGACGAGTTTTTGATCAACCCGATTGCGATGCCTTACGCTTACGGTCAACCGTTCGTGATGCTTCGGAACTACGACGTTCCCGATTTCTTCTACCCGATAGGCGACCTGGAAGCCATCGAATCGCTGCAACTTGAACTAGACAAGACTCGTTCACAGTTGATGAACGACCGTAAACGGTATGCACGCAAGTACTTGTTTCATGAACGGTCGTTTGGGCCCGAGGGCCGTGAGGCCCTCGAGTCCGACGAGGATGGCCGCATGGTTCCCGTCGTGGACGAGAACAAGCCGTTGTCGGATGTTGTCATTCCGATGCCGCAGGTACCGATTTCTCCTGAGATCTACGCGTACAGCGACATTATTGAAACCGACATCAACACGGTGTCGGGAATCTCAGAGTACGCCAGGGGCGCTATGCCTGAGATTCGTCGCACAGCGACCGAGGCCAGCATCATTGCTGATGCCCAGAATGCAAGGGCGTCAGACAAGCTTGCCATTATCGAGTCAGCGATAGCTCGCATTGGCCGGCGTGTCATCCAGTTGCTGCAACAGTTCATGACTGGTGCGGCCACTGCGAGGATTCCCGAAGCCGGCGAAGAAGCGTTCATCGGGTACAACCGAGAAGACATTGTGGGGGAGTACCACTACAGCGTCGAAGCTGGTTCTACCCAACCGTTGAATGACACGATTCGGAAACAGCAGGCTGTGTCTCTCCTGAACGCCATGGGGCCGCTTGTCGGCACCGTTATCGACCCGCAGGCACTTGCGGTTCATGTTCTCAAGACGGGTTTCGACATTAAGGATCCTGAACGGTTCCTGATGCAGGCGCAGGCAGGACCGCAGACTGGACCGCCGTCAGGCGCACCGGTCGCTCCGTCTGACGCCGGTCAGGTACCTACCAGGCCAGCGGCAACCCCCATGCCGCCGCCTGGGGCACCGCCCGACGGGGCTTTCGCTCCGACCGGCGGCGTTCCTCCAGAGTTGTTAGCGCAACTGCAGAACCAGATGGGACTGGAGTTGCCGGCTTTGTAACCCCAATGTGGGACAACGCCTTTTTTGTTATAGGAGCAACCGTTTTATTGGACTCCCCTAGAAGGGACACGAAGTGCCCGAAGAAAACATGGAAGCAACGGAATCCGCTGAGGCGGACACCCCTGAGGTTTCATCTGAAGCCCTAACGGAACCTGGAGAATCTTACGCTGTCAAGGTTGACGGCGAAGAGCAGCAGGTCAGCCTGTCGGAGCTGCAGAACGGTTACCAGCGTCAGGCGGATTACACCCGCAAGACGCAGGAGATCGCAGAAGAACGTCAGCGTTTGCAACAGGCCGAGGCGATTGCTTCGGCTCTGGAATCAGACCCTGCCGGCACCATAGCGGCGTTATCGTCAGCGTTTGGGGTTTCGGACAACCTCCCCACCGCCGAACCGAGTTACTCGGACGGCGTTGATGAAGATCCGACAGCCAAGCGGATAGCGGCTCTTGAGGCCCAGGTGACGCAGCAGGCGCAGGCTCAAAGACAGCAGGCTTTAGAGAAGGAAGTCAATACTCTCAAAAAGAAGTACGGAGAGTTCGACACTTCAGAGCTGTTTCGGCATGCTTTGACGAATCGGATTCCCAACCTGGACGCTGCTTTTACCCACATGAAGTACGGGGAAGTGGCTACCACGGCTGAGAAGCTGCAGAAGGATCAGGAGATCACAGACGCCAAGCGTGACGCCTCTAAGGTGACAAGCGGGGCGGCCACCCAGGCGGGT